CCGTGGTGACGCCGTTCTTGGTGGACTGCGCGAGGACGGCTGGGCTGGGAGCATCGGCGGCGGAAACAGCGGATGCGCAAAGCGCGACCGCGAGACTGAGGAGTGCGAGTTTTTTCATGGTTGGGAGATTAGTTCACCTTCAGCGCGACCCAGTTGTAGGTCGACGTGTCCGAGGAAGAGCCGGTGATCACCGCATTGCCGGCGTTCACCTTCACACTCGGCGTGTGGTCGCCAATGGTTCCGCCCGAGGTTTTGACCGACATGACGATGACCGTGTTCACGTCGATTGCCGTGCTCGTGATCGTCGCCGACCCGCCGCTGAGCGTTACCGTGCCCGCTGCGGCGTTGGTGCCGGATTTTATGGAGACCGTCGTGCCAGCGGTGGACAAGCTCACCGCGCCCGCAAAGGTGGCAACAAGTGCGGTATCAAATCCGAGTGCCTGCACCCCATTGGCCATGATGCGAGTCGTGTCGCCAGTTGCGCCCGAACCAACCGTAGTTTGGACGCCCGTGAATGATAGAAGCGAACGATTGCCGCTCAGTTGCCGGTAGGTGTCGGACTGGAATTGAGTAGTTGCGGAGATAGTCGTGCTGCCCGTCACCGCGCCCGCGAAGGTGGCGGCTGTATCCGTAAGCGTCAGGCGTGCCGTCGAATTAGTCATCAGCCGCAGTCCAGAGGCAGAACCGGAGTTGATGAACGACGCTGCCGATCCCGGCGCAGTTGAATCGACGCCGATAGTCAGGGGGTAGGTGCCATCCGTAAAAGTCATATACGGAGTGTTACCTACGGAAACGACTCGAATCAGTTCGCCGCCAGCCGCTTTGGAAATCGTCACCGCGCCCCCAAACGTCCCCGTCCCGCCCGCATTAACATTCCCCCCGCCAATCGCCACGTTGGTCGCCGCCGTGCCATTCCCGATGGTGAGTGCGCCGACGGTGCTGGAGGAGGCGGAGGTGGTGGTCGTGACGTTAAGTGTGCCTGCCTCAACACGCATTCCCAGACCCGTATCCACGCGCAAGTAAGCCGAAGCACCCGGCCGCGCATAAATGTTCGCACCAGCCGCAGACGGGTCGCCCATCATCACAAGATTGCCGACTCCGTAAAGAGTGCCCGCCGTGCTAATGTTCCCCCCGAAATAACTCGCCGCCCCCGCGTAGATGCCGCCCGCCACTTGGAGGGCTCCGAAGCCGACGCCGGTGGAGGGGGTGGTGGATGCCACGCTCACCGCGCCCGCGAAGGTGGCGGCTCCGGTGGGAGAAATCGTGAGCCGATCCGTAAGCGTAGTGCCCGTGCCAGCCGCCGCCGTTTGGATGATGACCGAGCCGCCAGCGGTCGCCGCGTCTCCACCTTTGCCGCCTGCAATGCGGAGGGTTCCGCCGAGAACACCGGCGCCGCTACCCGATGCGGGTTGAATCCGCGTGCCGTAGTCTGCGGCAGCAGTCTTGCCTTGGCCGACGTAAACCTCGGCGGCGATGTTGCCGATACCCAGCACAATGTCGCCAACCGCAGCGGTTTGACTGTAACCAATGGCGATTCCGAATGATGGCGCGGAAGTAAATGCACCAATGGCAACGCTATTGAAATTTGCGGCACTTGCGGCGCGCCCGATGGCGATTGCATACGTGGATGAAGCCGACGCGCTCAATCCGATTGCAACGGCGCTGTCGGCTGCGGTTGACGAATTTCCGATTGCTGTGCCGAAAGAGCCGGTCACCGAGGATGACGAGCCGACCGCAGTTGCGTTTGTAAAGGTCGAGGTCGAAGCCGATGCACCAAACCGCTCCGACGCCGTGCCACTGCCGGGACTGCTGATGCCTCCACCCACATTCAGCGCCCCGCTCACGCCCACGCCGCCCGTGACGCGCAGCGCCCCCGTGTTCGTGCCGCTCGATGCCGCCCCTGTGCCTGACCCGTTGATGACGAGACCGCCCGCGAGGGAGGTTGCGTCCGTCGTCGTGCCGATTAGGAGGTTGCCGGTGTCGGTCAGGCGTGCTTTTTCGGAAAGATTTGCCCCATTGAGCCGAGTCGCAAACGCAAGGTAGGCTGCATAATTGCCATCTGTCGCATTCAGCTTATTTCCAAAAACACCCGCCCACGTAGTCGCGGTAGAGCCGGTGAAAACGCCGCCAAAACTAATGCCGCCACCGATACCGGCAGCAAGGGCGGTGGAGTCAACGGTTGAGAATGTGGCGCGATTGAATGAATCAACCTGTTTGCCAGTATGCGTCGTGACTTGCGTCGTCCCCTGCCCCAGCACCAGACTCGCGCCCGAGGTGCCGCCTGCGAGGGTGAGCGCGGTGGAGGTCGCAGCCGTGACAGAGTTTACGCCGAGACTCGTCAAGCCGGTTGGCGTAAGCGTCGAAATTGGCGCAAGAGAACCGTTAAAAGCAAACAGCGCGTTGGCTGTTGCTGAAACATTCTGCTGCACGTTGTCGTCGTTCGCGCCGTTGCGCTGATTTAGCAAAACGTCGTTTGCCGCATCTGCCGCAAGAATGGAGGAGGCGCCGACCATCAGCGCGAAAATAAGAACAAGTTTTTTCATGGGTAATTGAATCCTTACCACGTTACCGCAGCCCAACGCCGCCAAAGGTTTGTGTTGTAGCAGAAATAAACATAGCCGCCTGAGAATGCAAAAGAGCCTTGAACGCCCGTTGAAGTAGGCGTTGCGGGCGCGGCAACTACGGCGCCGCTTCCGTTAATGCCGTTGATGCCATTAATGCCGGGCGAACCGGGAGCCGCGATTAAAGCAAAGCGCGCGTCAGGCGCCTTTTGATTTTCGGCAGTCGGTGTAATGCCGCGCGAAGTTTGCAACGTCAGCAAGCACGCGCCGCGAAACGTAAAAATGTCGCCGCGCGCGTAGGTCGTTTCCGCGTTGTAGTTGCCGCGAAACACGTCAGCCCAGCTTGGCGTTGCCGGCTGCGCGCTAACAGGCTGCGCCGCCAATTCGCGCTTGACGATTTCGGGCAGCACCGCCGCCGATTCGTCTGCGTATTGCTTTACGGCATCGCGCGCCGCTTTTGCCGCAAACGCCGATAGCGTGTGATGAAGCTCGTCAAGGCCAATAAGTTTTTGCCTCTCCGCCAGCACCGCAGCAAAATGCCGCTCCGCAAGGACGCCAAGCTCAATGCGCATTGCGGCGCATTGCTTCACAATCTCGGACTGACTTGCCACGCGGTTGCCCGCCGAAAGCTCGGCAACGCGCACGGCAACGACGCCGATCAATTCCTTTTTTAGCTCAGGAAAAAGCCCTGAGTGTGATTCTAACTCACTGCCGAACGCGATGGCAAATTCCTCAAGGCGCGCAATGGATTGTTCAATGTTGCTCATGGTTTTGGCGCTTAGTTTCGGAGGAGTCGTTTGCTCATTGCGGCTAGTTTTTTCTCGCGCTCACGTTCGGCGCCAAGTGCGCGCCGCACGGCTTGCACGCGGGCGCTCATTTCAGATGCGTTGGACTCTTCAACGGTCCCGTCCGCAGAGGTTACATCGCCCGCAGCATTTACGCCTGCAGCCGCGCCAGACGTAAACAAGTATCCGTTTGGCGTGCTGCTTCCCAGCATCGTCAACACGATGTTAAAATCCACCTTGAACTCTTCGGCAATGGCTTTTGCCTTCTGCAAACGGCTGCGCGTTTCAGCCTCAATCACAATGTCTTCGTCGTTTGCGTCCTCGCCGTTTTCGGCAAACACGGAAGCGCGCGAGCGAACACCTGCTGCAATTTCTTTTACCATCGCGTTTGAGTCGCGTCCGCTGTCAATAGTTACCCAAGGCGGAAACTGCCAGCCGCCGCGCTGCCAGTTTGCAATGTAAGGGATTTCCCCGTTGGCAATGCCTTCCATGAGGTAGGTATTTTTTACAGGGTCCATGATGCGCTCGCGCATATTGGTTTGCCGCCCTTGAATTACGCGATGCGCTTGCTGCAACTCTGCGCGCACGGCAGGGCCGGCGCCGAGCATTTGATACACAAAGCCATACGGCAGATTGCGCGCCGTGCAGATCAGTCGCACGAGCATGTCAATGTAGGTCTGAAAGGTGCCGCTCGGTCGGTCGCTTTTAACGAAATCAACTTTGCTTCCGGTTGGCGCCCATTGAATCATGCCCGGTTTCATCTCCTGCTCTTTCATCGACGCACCGTTGTTTATCGTGTCGGTGGAGGTGATGAGGTCGCTAGGGTCATTAAGCGGTGCGCCGCTCTCGGTGTAGCCGACAGCGCCGTGCATGTTTTCATATTTGGTGCCGATAAGACACGCTACCAAAACCTCTTTTAAGTCACGCGCTTCGTTAATGACGGGCGCAAACGGCGTAATGCCTCGGTATTGGTCAATGCGGCGCGGGTCAAAAAGGAAAAGAATTTCGGAGGCCGGAATTTCCTCTGGGTTGATGTATGCGTTTGCTTTTGTGCGTTGAAAGACCCGATAGGAAACTGGCTTGCCCGTGCTGACGTCCACCGTAATTCCTTGGAAATAATCAGCTGACCAACCAACCGACGTGTTGCCGCCGATGCGGTCGCCTTCGATGCCAACAAGCTTGAGTCCGTCCGCTCTGCGATGCCATTTTAGAGCATAATCACCATCGCGCGTTTCGCTCTTGTCGGCAATTGTAACCATCTGGCGGAAGTTGTGCCGCCCCGAAATGTCGCAGCGCGCAAAGCAGTCGGCAAGGTAAGCTTCATAAAGCGCGTCCACCTTTTCGTCGCCCGTGTGTGCCTGATAATTTAGCGTCCCAAAAGCGTAAAGTGAAACCTTGTCGATGATGCTTTGGAAGAGCCCGAAGTTTTGCTCAAGGTCGCGCATCTGCGTGATGAGCGTAATGCGGTCGGGGAAGGCCGTGTAGTCTTCCGGTCCTTGGATAACTTTTGCCGACGCACGCAACCGCGTGTAGCGCGCTGCCTCATACGAAAATTCCCGCCGAGCGCGAAGACGCGACGCACCCCACTTTGGGAATAGTCCGCCGATCACCGAGTCGAGTTTTGTCACCGCAGGAGCCGATTCAGTTGTCATTTTCGAGGGTGCTTAGGTTCCAAAGCGCGCAAAAGTCTGTGTCGTGCGAGTCCCGTTTTTGCGTGACAGCGCGTCGTTAATGTCGCCAAGAGTCTGCGCAACTTCCGCCAAGTTTGCGCGGTTAAACTGCCGTCCTGCAATAGTGTAGGACTGTCCGGCGACGGCAATCGCGCTCATGCAAGAAAGGTATTCCGTCTGCAATGTGGTCAACTGCGCCGCCGTAAGAGCGTAGAATCTGCCTGTAAAAGCCATGCCACTGCCCGCGCGTCAATGCGTTGACCGCTATTCTTCTGCGCGCGGCTTCTCTTCCGCCTGCTTTGTGGGCAACGCGAGCAACTTCATCAGCAGCGCAAAGCCAATGCCGTATTTGGCGCAATCCCATGCGTGATTCGGTTTGCTGCTGTGAATCTTTTCCCAGACCCAGCGCCCGCCCTTTTGGATTTTATGCTCGCCGCGCATTTGCTCAAGGTAGCTCGGCGGCGTGTCGTCTGGGTGCTCGTATTTTACGCCGCGCCCAGCCGCGAGATTCGCGAGAATGTCGGCCATGTAATCCTCGGAAAGATGCAGGTAGGTTACCGCTTTGCCTGCTGCCGTCGTGCGCTGCCACGGCGAATAGGGAAGCCGAATCTTGCGCGCCTCCTGCGAACCCGGCAGCGGAGGAAGCAGATGCAGCCATTGCGTTTGATCGGATCCAAACACGGCAATCCAACCATACTCGGCGCACTCCTTAAAAACCTCGTGCTTCTCAAACGCCGCGTCCTGCCAAACGCAACGGTCAGGCACGGCATAGCGTTGTTGCAAGTCGCGCATAGCCTCCTTTGTGCCTTCGCGCCCGTAGTAAAGCTGCCGCGAACTTCCGTCCGCTCGCCACGCTCGCACCTCGCACCAACGATGCGGCGAATCTCCGCCAACGCCTTGCTGCCTGTCTGCCATAAGCGTGCGGTATTTCTCGCCGTCAATCTTTTCGCCGGCCGCGTAGTCAGCGACGTTGTATCCGCTCGCGCTGCCGTTGATCGTCACCGTCAAATAGGTTTCCTCCCACGGCAAGCACTCGTCCTGCATTTTTACGTCCTTCATCCCGCTCATGTCGCCGTAGGCCGATTGCTCCATCGCCGCAATTTTACGCGTGATGAGGTCGGCGAATGTGTTGTTGAGCAGCGCATTTGTCGAAAAGCTGCGCACCTCGCGCGGCGATTTCTCGTGCTGCGCCACATACGCGCCATCCCGATTCCATTCCGCCAAGGTTGCGGGCGAGTCAAGCCACACGTCGCGCGTGTCCTTTGCCTCATAGCGCGCCGTTTCAATCGCACGCGCTAAGGAATAGCTTCCGTCAGGTCGGCGCGCGTCGTCCGCCCACGTCAAGCCCCAGCGCGAGCCGTCAGCGCGCTTGCCGCCCATAAGTAGCGGGTAGTGCTTGCCGTCGCTCGGCGCGCGATAGCACCACGCCGCCTGATGCCCAGCGCGAAAGCTGCGGTCTTCAACGTCGTTTGCGTTGCCTGCCTGCGACACGTTCACAACTTTTTCGCTTTGTATTTCTGCGAAGTCGCGCGTGCGGCTCACCGCTTGATTGTAAAGCGTCTGCCAAACCGGGAGCCAAATCTCCTCGTTAAACTGCCAGCGGATGCCTTTTCCTTGGAAGTTGTTTGGGTTTGCGCCCTGCACCTTGAGAAAGAAAGGACCGAAATAGATTTCCGTTGTCGTGACGTCATGCCGCCCGCCCGGTAGCATCGCGCGAAACTGCGGCGATGACTTCCACAACGGCCACGCCTTTTCCTTCATGTGCTCCGCCGCCGCCTCGTCCTTCTGCCAGTTCCACATCAACGGACCCGGGTCATTGCAGATGATCCACGGAATCGCAATGTCGTTGATCATCGACCCGCCAAAGCGAGGCGGCTTCCTAAAATGCACGCGCCGCACCATCGTGTCCTGAATGGCGTCGAAGACGGCCATTAGCGGGCGTCGCACGCTGACGTCAAACTTGCCGGGGATTCGGTAGCTCGCCGGCAGCGTCAGTTGGTCTGCGGCCCATTCGTAGATTTTTCGTCTATCGGGCTTGCTCCATCCCGCGCGCCACCCGGCGAAGTCGCTCAGTCGTGCGTCTGCCATTGGTCAACCTCCCGCGCGAAGACTTCGCAAAGCCGGTCAGCGAGGGCGCGCCCGTGCGCGCTGATTTCGCTCGCCGTGCGTCCGACAACCTTGCCGGGGTATTCTCGCTCAAGCGCAGCAAACAGCACCGCCTTTTGCTTCGAGCTGACTTGCAGCAGTAACTTGCTCACCTCGCTTCGCTTCACCGACTGCCGCTCCTGCTCCTCAATCTTCATGTCAAGCAAACGAATCTCCTTCTGCGTCTTTTCGTCCTTCGTGTTCACGAGCTTCTCTTTCGTGCGCGTGTTGTGCTCTCGGTAGTATCGGAAAAGCCCTTGAATCGTTGGCTCAAGTTGCCACGTCATTTCGACGGGTGCGGGGAAAAACCCATCGCTCGCAAGCTGCAAATGCCTGCGGTGCGTGAGTCCTGACAACTCGCACAATCTGTCCGCTGAAATGGTTTTTGGTTCGTCTGCCACGTTGTTAATCAAATTTTTTCGCTCGCTTACTTAGCCCGAAATCCCCCAACCCCTCAGCAACCGAAACGCATTTGGGGACATTTACCCATAAATCTTCCGTTAGGCTCGGGAGACT